ACTGCACCAAGCAACGCAGACCTGACATTAGTTTCAAGCAACGGAAATGTTGTGATCGAGGGTATAAGAGTAGCAGGCACTACACTATCTACAGAAGACTCCAGTCCAGGAATAGAAATAGCAGGTAACCTAATACCAAGCCAGGATGGTGTTTTTCAGTTGGGATCTAGTTCAAGAAGATGGCAAACTTTATTTGTAGCGGCTGAAACAATTGACCTAGGAGGTGCTGTCATTTCATCAGACACCACAGGATCATTAACAATTTCGGCTTCTGGTGCCACGCTACCGCAAGGATCAAAAGTAGTTGACCAGGCCATAGTGCTTGGCGGAAAAACTAACAAAACCACCGCTAGACCGGTTCAAATTGTTAAGGTTTTTGTCAGTGATGGTAGCACAAACAAATCAGATGCACAGTTTCTGGCCGGTACTGCCGACCTAGAATTAGAGTTCAACGGCACCGTAGAAGACGTGCCTGTATACACTGAAGCACAACAAACATTTACTCTCTCAAATGGTGGTAGTTTGGCGGCGAATGCGGCTGGTGCCACTCTATTCCAATTTTAAAATACCGCATAAATACCTTTATAACAGAAGGGAATGCATCCGGTGAGTGCAAGAAGGCCGGGCACAGAACTAGTAAATGGCAGACAAAACACCGGTACGAGTAGTCTTTAACGCATCTAATGTAGCCACGGGCTTGGCAGAGTTCCAATCGGGGGACACAGTAGGTACAGCGTTCGGTGGAACGGGTCTTACAAGTATTGGTTCAGCAGGACAAATAATCAAAGTTAACGCGGCAGGAAATGCCCTAGAATTCAGCGACCAGGGTGACGTCGCAATCACCAATTTAGTAGCACCAACAAATGCCGACTTAACATTTTCAACATCAGGCACTGGAAACATAGTGCTAGATCAAATAACGTTATCGGGTACCACATTCAGTTCAACCGACTCATCATCTATCAACATAAATGAAGGATTGATAGTTGACGGAACTTTAAATGTGTCGGGAGCGACCGTACTAGCCGGACTAACTTTTCCAACTTCAGATGGTTCATCTGGACAAGTTTTACAAACAAATGGCTCCGGCACATTATCATTTGCCAGTGTTTCTGTAGGAGATTTGAGCTTCGTCGGTTCGACTATAGCATCACCAAGTAACGCAGATCTAACAATAGATCCATCTGGTACAGGGTCAATAAAACTTAATGCAAACACTGACATCACAGGCAATCTTACTGTAACAGGAACACTAGATTTAGGTGATTCAAATTTTACAAACGTAGGATCAATACAGTTAGATTCAATATCAGGTGATGGAGACACAAATACTTCGATTACTTTTTCCGGATCCGACGTAATTACTATTGCAACAGGTGGTTCAGGAAGATTAACAATTGGAGATGGTGCTTTATCTCCGGTAACAACTAATCAAATAGATCTAGGTACTGCAAGTTTAGAATACAAAGACGCATTTTTCGATGGCACGGTAACCACAGATGCTTTGACAGTGTCAGGTACATCGACACTGGCTGAAACAACAATAACAACTACAACAACCGGTGATTCATTACTGATTACAACAAGTGAAGATTCAAACAGTGCGGCACCTGTCATTACATTAAAAAGAAATAGTTCGAGTCCTGCTGATGCAGATTACCTTGGAAGATTAAATTTCAAAGGCGAAAACGATGCGGACCAGGCAGTAACTTATGCTCGAATATCAGGGAAAATTTTAGATGCGTCTGATGGCTCGGAAGATGGCGCAATAGAATTTAATACTATCAAGGCCGGTTCTGCAACTATAACTGCTAGACTAAACAGCGACGAATTAAAATTATTAAACGGCACGTCACTTGACGTAAATGGTGCAGGTACATTTGCTGGAGTCATGACAGCAACAAGCGTCACGTCAAATGATTTTACATCCAATGGCTCGAATGCAGACATCACTTTAGCACCACAGGGAACAGGAAATATTAATCTTACAGCAGGAGCAGATGTTGTTATTCCTGCTAACATAGGAATAATATTAGATGGTTCGGGTGCAGAAAAAATTGAGTCGGACGGAACAGATATAAGCATCAGTGTTGGATCAAATGGTGACATCAACATACCGGCTGACATTGGTCTTACTTTTGGTGATGATGGTGAGAAAATCGAGGGAGATGGCACAGACTTAACTATTACAGGTAACAATATCAAACTTACAGCAACAGCAGATGTAGTCATACCATCGAATGTTGGATTACATTTTACAGATGCAAACGAAAAGATAGAGTCTGATGGTTCTAAATTAATAATCACATCAGGTGGTACAGCATTTAACCTACCAACATCAGATGGAACGGCAGGACAGGCACTTGTTACAGACGGAGCAGGAAATTTATCTTTTGACAGTGTTTCAACAACTGTATCTGATGACACATTGGCCACTGTGAGAAATAACAAATCTTTGGGCACTGCTACACGAACGATTGATAGTATCAATGCAACATTCATAGACAGTGCATTTTATTTTTTAGTACACAATGATCTCGTAAATGAAGTTATAAGTGCAGAAATGTTGGCAGTGACCAACAACGATACTGCTTCGTTCTTAGGTAACCGTAGGGGAATTACATCCAGCGGAACCACTGTGCCAACGTTAGCAACTGACGTGTCTAATGGACAATTCAGAGTAAGAGCAACCGGCACTTCTGCCGATTGTAAGGCAAGTTTCTATAAAGTTGCAATGAGTTCAAGCACCACAGATGCCACAAGAGGTAACACAGTCACCACAAGCAACACAGATGTTGATTCGGCATCGGAGTCGATTGACACTTTTGCTCATGCTTCATTCAGAGGGGCAAAATACTTTATCAGTGTAGACAATGACAGCAAAACCGAAATGGATGTTGTTGAAGCGTTGGTGGTGCATAACGGATCAGATGCTTTTATACTAGCATATGGAAATAACACTTCGGGATCAAATCCGTTGATAACATTGACTGCGGCAATATCAGGCAGTAATGTCGTAGTAAGTGCGGCAGGAAACGAACCAAATCTAAATTTGACCATACACAAAATTTTATTAAAAGACAACATGACGGCAGAAAGCAACGCCAATCAAAAAGCATTTGCGGCTGTCACTATAAGTTCAACTGCCACAGCAATTGATACAATGGATCTAGATGATGGCAATGGTGCAGTGTACTTCATTGTTGGTGCAAACACTTCAGAAGGAGCATACAGCATACAAGAAGTTTACACCGCGGCAACACCAGGTGTGCCAGCGGTTGCTAAAGGACCTTTTGTTTCAACAAAAAGCTCACATCAATTAGACTTCACAGCAGGTTTTAAAACAACCACTGAAAACAGCCTTGAACTTTTTGCTTCTAGCACATCAGGTGGTAGCACAACGGTGTCTGGCTACAGAATATCTGCATTGGCAGGCTAAATACTACACTTAATAATAACAATCATGCGGGAGATATGGAACCATGACAACACGAAACTTTAGAGTAAACAACGGACTTGAAGTTGGTAACATCACTATATCAGCAAGTGCTAATACCATAACAGGTCTAGCCACAGCGGCACCAAGTGCTGACGGAGACGTGGCAAACAAGAAATACGTAGACGATTCATTATCGGGTCTATCACAAAACAGTATTTCGCAAAACAATACAAACGTAACCATTACTGACTCAGGTACAGGTAAAGTTGAGATCACAGCAGACGGCACAGAAGTGGCTGACTTCACTGTAGCGGCAACAACAATCACTGCCACAGGTGCAATCAACCTTTCAGCAGGTTCAGACGTAGTAATTCCAACCAACATTGGACTACACTTCACTGACGCCAACGAGAAGATTGAATCAGATGGTACTAATTTAACAATTAACTCAGGTGCCCTAATAAATTTAACAGCAACATCAGATGTGGCAATACCTGCAAACGTTGGTTTAACATTTGGTACACACGAAAAGATTGAATCAGATGACACAGACTTAAACATAACTGTAGGTGCAAACGGAGACATCAACATACCGGCTGATATTGGTTTGACTTTTGGTAACGACGGTGAGAAGATCGAGGGTGACGGAACTGACCTGACCATTTCAGGTAACAACATCAACCTTACAGCAACAGCAGATGTAGTCATACCAGCAGACGTTGGAATAACATTTGGATCTGGTGAAAAAATTGAGGGTGACAACACAGACCTTACAGTTACATCAGGTGCTAAAATTAATTTATCGGCAACTTCAGATGTACACATTCCACAAAACGTAGGTTTAGTATTTGACGCCAACGGATCAGAGAAGATTGAATCTAACGACACAGATTTGACCATAAGTGGTGGTGCAAAAATAAACCTTTCAGCAACATCAGACGTACACGTTCCGGCCAACGTTGGTATAGTATTTGATGCAAACGCAAGTGAAAAGATCGAGTCTAACGACACAGACTTGACTGTAAACTCAGGTGCGGACATCAACTTGACTGCGACGGCGGATGTCAACATACCAGCAAACGTTGGTATAACATTTGGTGACGATGGTGAGAAGATCGAAGGTAATGGCACGAACTTAACCATTGCGTCTTCAGGTCTATGTACAATCACAGCAACTGGTGAAACGGTAGTAACTAACAACTTAAGAATTGGTGGTAACTTGACTGTGGATGGTACTGAAACAATCGTAAACACAACGACACTATCAGTTGAAGATAACATCATTGAACTTAACAGGAACGTATCAGCGGCATCAGGCATGCCAAGTATATCTGGAATCAGAGCAAACAGGGGTGAAGGTTCGACTGCCACTGAACTAGCACTTTACTGGGCTTGGGATGAAACATTTGCAGATGACGGTACAACAACACACGGTAACGTGGGCGGTGCTTGGACGGCATTCGCGGCACCAAGAGGTGACGAATCAGGATTCTCGGCTGATTCATTAATTGATATTAGGGCGAACGTGGTACACGCCGTTGCAACATCGGCTCAGTACGCGGACGTTGCCGAGCGTTTCGAAGCAGACGCTCCTATGTCAGCAGGTGCAGTAGTAGAAGTAGGCGGTGACGCGGAAATCACAGAAACAACATCAGATCTGTCTGAGAATGTTTTTGGTGTAATTTCTGAACAACCAGCATACGCTATGAACGCCGCGGCAGGTAACAATGAAACACACCCATTTGTGGCGATGACAGGTAGAACACCAGTTAGAGTTACAGGTCCCGTAACAAAAGGACAAAGACTTGTTACTTCATCAGTGAAAGGTTGTGCTAGAGCAGTAGCGACAGGTGAGTCAATTTCACCTTTCAACGTTATTGGTAGAGCATTAGAAAGTTCAACAGACGCAGGAATCAAATTGGTAAACTGTGCAGTGAGAACTAACAACTAATAAATATTAATACTTTTTAGTAGAACTAAAAGGCGGCTTTCGGGTCGCCTTTTTTTTTAGGTTATCAAATCTAGAATAGTTTGTAATTTGCCTTTTATAGACTTATTGTTTAGGGTATTCCTTAGTCCCATATGTAAATTTTTTGGCCAACATTCAAAAGCAGTCCAACAGTATCCGGAGTGCTCTTCGTTCAGTACAGGAATAAACTCATTGTCAATTGCAATTACATATGTGTGAAAAAAAAATTTTTGATCGTTTGATGTAAACATTTCTAAAGGAATAACTTTTTTGAATTTAGGTGTATTACCCACTTCTTCTTGGATCTCCCGTTTTAGACCTTCAAACGCACTTTCCGAGTACTTCGATTTACCTCCAACCAATCCCCATGCACCTGCAGTTTTCTTGTCAGTTCTTTGTAAAAACAGAAATCTCTTTGTGCTTGTTGAATAAAAAAGTGCTCCAGAGCAAATTATGTTATCTTTCATGCTATATTATAACAGCAAAACGCTAGATTATCAAGGGGTAGTTGCGTCTGTACTTGCATTATATCCTGTGGTGAATCCACCATCTAATACTATGCTCCATTTTCCTTGTCGATATATGCCTTCGTAGCTCTTGACCCAAACACCGTTATTAAATTTGTACTGTATACCAGTATGTAGGTTAGTAACGTAGGCTAAGGTCGAATCAGGATCACTTGCGTCCCAAACCACGTCCCATTCATCATTAACCGAATCATATTGTATTATGTCGTTCTTGCTGGCAGGTCTGTGCTTCCATTTTTGACTGAAGAACCAACCTTTGTCTGCTGTGTTGTCTGTGTCTGATGCAACTTCATCTGTGTCGTCTGCGGATCTTTCATCAGTTCTAAGTTTACCAATATCTTCTGTGATAAGATATCTAGTTCCATCGGTTGGTGAAGCACCTGGATCGAAAGTTAGTGGATTGACTATCTTACTAACCGCTGTCAAAGTGTTTGCAGGTATGGTATCACTGTCTATGGTGTAAAGAAGAATTGTATCATCAAGAGTGGTTGTTGCTATAGTTCCAACAACTTCATTACCGTTTTCTTGAGTGAGTCTTATCTGTGATGTTCCGTTTGTAACTTTTCCATACTGATCTAACAATACTTTCCAATTGACTGCAGGCCCAAACGTCTCGAAAGGATCTGCTAATCCAGGATCTCTGGCACCTGTGGCAAATCCGTCACCTCCACTTGTAGTACTTGTACCTGTGCTTCCTAAAAGTCTCAACTGATTTCCTGTAACTAACAAGGCAAAATTATTTGGCGTGATAAAACTTCTAGAAGCCAGTTCTCCATCTATTAAACCTTTTGCAATACCACCATCATCATCATAAATGCTCATGATTATTTTTTGCACAACACCTAATTTTTTAACCTTAACTGGAGGAGACAACCATATTGGCATACTGAATGTCATCGATGCAACATCAATTTCTGAATCGGCTCCTACAGGGATGGTCCTAGAACTAAAAGTTATACCGGTCAACTCCACGTAACTTAAACTTGTCCAGTCAATGTAATTGTCAGTCTTCTGTATTTCAAAATCTGGATTAAAAAGATATAATATTTGTTCAAGTATTTGTAGTTTTTGATCGGTGTTTGACGAGAATATATCCGCACTCACTTCTAATCTGAAAGGTGATGGCATGACCTTTTCTACTGTGTAACCTGCACCCAACTGATTAGTATAGTTGCCATCTGAATCCACATCTCTTTCTCGTAAATGCTGTTTTTCTATGTGATAAGGATTCTGCATTCTTTCCCTATCATAGTTCAATTCTCTGACATAACAGGCAATTTTAGGTGCGTAATTCAAAGCGTTTTCACTATTGTTCCTAATTATGTTTGCCACTTGTCTCGTTGGATCTCCGTATACAACCGGTACTGCTCTAAGGTTCACCGAACCATCTTTTGCTTTTCCTGTTTCAACAGAAAAATTACTCAATATTCTTATAAATTGAGTCAAAAATTTTCTAACCTGTCCTTCGTAAAAGTGTAACATTAATTGTCAGCCTTTGGTTTGAGTGCTTCAGAAAGTGATTGTCTTTGTTTTGTAGTCAATCCGTTTATAGTAGCCTCTGATGTATTGTTAACAAACCCTGTTTTGTAGTTTGCCCGAGAATCATTATTTGTTGTTGTAATTCTCACCGAGTCTTCAATTTTCACCCATCTGTTTCCGTCGTATCTAAACAGTCTGTTAGGCAGGAAATCTGTCCTTAAGAAATAATCTCCTTGGTCTACTCCCGAAGTTGGAAATGATATTCCGAACCCTGCAGGATTTCCGTTAGGAGCAACACCATCGCCATCAAGGTAGAAGCCATAATGCGAACTTGCTGGCGTATCTATTGTTGCGTTTACAGTGGCATCACTACTTGCCCTTTGTTCTTCTGTGTTTACATTGTCCGTTCTGATATTTCCTCTTTCGTCTATCGGTGCCACATAATATTGTTTGTAATTGAAACCTGACTTGGGAGCGTCTGCTTCGGCCTGGGCAACAACCTGATCGTTGATAGTTTTTTCTCTGTTAAATGTGCTCATGTAACTAGCGACACTGCCTGTTGTGGTTGCGTCTCCTAGAATATCTCTGAACTCCTGTGAATCAACTAGAGTTTTAAGTTTCAACCTTAACAGATGCGGCCACCATGTAGCGGAAAATCCTTCAGCGGCTCTGTTCACATCCTCAATAACGTAATATCTTTTGAGTGCAATTGGTATGCTTTCATCTAGTGAGAAATCATCTTTCATGTGTGGGAATTCCAACACATCACCTGCCATCGGTTTTCTTCCGATTCTTTCTACTATGTCATTGAGATGCACTGTCAAAAACAATGTGTCATTTTGTAGAAACATTCCAAACTGTGATAGGTTGAAGTCTGCGTCCTGCACGTTGTAGATGCCTCGCACAGTGTAGACATCAGGTGAATATTTTCTGTCTCTGTTCTCTAAAAATAACAAATCCTGAATTGTTGTTTCATTAACTTCGCTGTCTGCATAACTAGGCAATGTTGGCGATGCCGCTCCGTCCTTATTGGTATCTCCCTGATCGTAT